TGCGGGGGTTTTGGCGGCTCCGCTTGTGGGACTGTTTCGGGGGTTTGGCCCTCTACAGGCTCAGAACCCTCTGTGGAAAAGTTCCCTTTGGTACTCAGCTCTTCAACTATTACAGCTGGGGCTTCATTTGACATTTTAGTCTCCTAGTTTTGCCATTTAAGGCGTTATTACTTAAGGCAACCAGTAGTTGCGTTCATTATTCAATAAGGTGCTGATTAGGCCTGCGGAATGTTTGGCAGCAAATCACTCTGAGCAGGAGGCATTGGAACGGCTTGAGGCTGTGCGGCTGCTTGAGCCTGTGCCTGCATGTTTTGAGCTTCTTGTGCGGCTTTATCTAGCAGTTCTTTGGCGTCTTCAATCCAACGTCTAAACAGGTCCAGCATTTCTTCCGGAGCAGAGTCTTGACGGTACATGAGGTAGGCCTGCTGCATTTTGGTAATACCGTATTGCAGGTTTTGATAAGGCTCTGGAGTTTGGTACAGGCCTTCTTCTACCATCAATTCTATTTGGCGCTCAATGTCTTCTACGCCTGCATTAGCCATGTTGTAGTAGGATTTTAGGTCCGGATAATCTAGCAATTTCATACCGTCTTCTTTCCCAACAAATCCTGCTTGAATCATAAACTGTGTTAAAGGGTCTTTGTTATCAGCTCGTACACGACGAATATAATATTTACTATGCTGAGGATGAATACCAGAGGCAGTAGAGCATAACTGACTGACGGTTCCTTCGGGTTTAATAGCCGTGACAGCAACACTCTGATTAATTCCAATAGCGTCAGCGTAGAAAGCATTAGTAGAAACAGCAAGGTCACGGAGAGCCTCCAATCGAGCAGGTAATGATTCATCATCAGGATTGTTTAACAAAGTGTTGTCGCAAATACCAGTCATTGACACACCTAAGAGTGCTTCTTCTTCTGTGTTCTTCTGCCAAATCTTACGCAAGTAAGGGAAGTCTGTTAACGATGCTTGGAAAGTTCCCAGAATCGTAGCAAGACGAATCTTACGGCTGATATCATCTTCAGTATCAGTAGCACGAATGATGCAAGAAGACAGATTACAGAATTGGTAAGGACGCAAAATGATTTCCGAACATGGGTTTGTTCCAAAGTCATAAGTCGCATCTCGTCGTCCATTCTTAGCAGCTTGCTTCTGACTAGCTTCACGATTAAAGATGCCACGCTCTCCAGAGTGTGATTCATAGATAGAACTCCATTCACGCATAAATTGACCAATAGACGGTGTCTCTAGGTACGAAGCAGAGTTGTTTGCCAATGCTCGTTGACCTTGACCATCCCACCAGTTACCTGCTTTAGCATGAGCCATCTTATCGTCTGACAAATCAGACAAAGAAATCATGGCTGACCGTCTGACTCCACCCACAACAACAACTTCCCCGATTTTGCAGAGAATATCATGGCACTCAAGGGATGAGAGACGACGACCAACTGCTCCTTTGAACTTGGCGATACAAAACTTATAAAGCTCTTCCAAAGGTCCGGGTCCAGATGCTCTTCCACCGAAAGTTTTAAGTCTTGCTCCTGCAGGTCGAACTCTTGATATGTCAAACTTTGGAATCTCGCCAGCGTAGAGCAAAGCCAATAACTGACGGAGTGATTTAGCCCATCCTTCTTTAGAATCCGACACAACAATAGTAGTCTTACTATCGTACAGCTTAGTCGGCACTTCAGGTAACTTAGAAACATATTGTTGCTCCACAGAGAATCCAACACCAGTACCACAGAGAAGAATATACATTGCTTCGTCAAATGCTTTAGGGTCATCAATCGGCAGGTAAGAACAGTTAAACGCTGCTACATTCTGACGCTCTAAAGCTGGTCCTGCAGTCATAATTGCTCGCATGGACGGTACTACATCTAATGCTACTACAGCTTGCTCTAATTCGCTACGCAGCTCTTTAGTGAGTGTGTAGTTTTGTTTCTCTGCTAAATGCTTTTCCATGAAATCAAAGTAACGAGCAACAGTCTCGTTCCAGTGTTCACGGCGACCTTTATCGTCAAGATAGCGGCTGTATCTCGATTTAGCAATAAAGGTATTGTAAGGTGTCATTGTGTAGGTATTGCTCATTCAACTTCCTGTTCTAATTTATCTGCGTTGTCTTCAATCAAATCACTAAATCGTTCTACCAGCTCCTCGCTTGTTATTTGCAGCAGTTCCAGCAGGTCTAGCTCTGGTAGTTGTTTTAGTCTTTCCTTTATTTCCGGTAGTGTCAGCGGCATTACATACTTTCTCCTTCTTAAAATGTTTAAGTGCTTCGTTTAGTCCATCTTCCCACTTATCGAACCACACAGTCTTCATCGTATCATACCAATACGTAGTATTCAACTTAGGATACCATCTCCAGCAAGATAATTTCTCACCGCCAATTAAATTAGCGACAGGAACACCTACCGAACCAGCGATATGTGCGATTGCAGAATCAACAGAGATAACTCCGTCCAATGCTTGAACTTTGTCAGCGGTGTCAACCCATAAATCGGAAGTGATATACCCTTCATCTTGCTGCAGACTCACCCAATCAAACTCCGGGTGTTTCTTGATGAAATCTAACATGATTTCTTTAGGCATTTGCTTTGCCTTCATGTTCCAACTGGTGTTGGTAGTGGTATAACAGTATCCTATCATAGGTTTATCTCTTTTTTCTTGATGTAGGTCAAGATTTCTAAAGATACCTTCTGCACCATAAATGTGCTCAACTGGCTTAGGAGACATAACTCCATGTTCCATAAGACAATATGGTAAGGACATCACTTTAAGCCTGATTCCGTTCTTAATTGGCTGTTCCATATCGTAGAAACCATCGTGATTAGGAAGCCTTCTGAGGAGCTTTAGAATCTGTCTAGGAAACGCTAATTTAACTGACTTAGCACCAGCTTCTTTAAGTAACGGAATAAACCTACTGAACTGAATCATATCTCCCCAGCCAGCTTCGCACCATACGACAACATTCTCATCTTTAATGCTCATGCCGGGAATCCACACACGCATCTTATCAAAGCTAGACTTAACTCCGTATACTGGTGTCAAGTTAGGAAGAGAACGAAGCTCATGCAGATACCAACCGTATTCCCAGTTGCCTTCCTTAATGAGTTTCTGTCCCTTCTGATAAGCTGGATTAGCGTCTTCTTGGTTTGTTATTCCGTAGAAGTTAATCCGTCGATGTTTGTTTAATTCAATCATAGTAAGTGTCTTTTACTTCGTCATAATGCGTAATAAGATATTCAATGTAGTGTTGTGCTTTCTCTAAATCCTGACGACCTGCTTTGTAAGGAAATCGAAGAATGTACTTCACTACATTAGCCGACCAAGGGTCAAGCCCGTAAGCAGCCATAATGTCCCAAGGCTGGATAGCAGCCACTTGGTAGTGACTACCTCCAACTTGTTTTTTCTTTTCTTCACCGCAACAACTATTATCCATTATGTGCATATTCTCCGTGATGTATTTGTCGTAATTCCTGTGCGACTAATTCGGCAAGCTCTAAACTTTTTATACCGCCTATTCGTTTAGTTGTTCCGTTTACCCCGATTTGAACTTTCCATGTATTCCTGTCTTTTTCCCAAGAAACTCCTTTTATTCCAGACTTATTAGCTTTAGACAGTTTAGCATTATGTAAGTTTTGAGACATTGTTGCAGCTCGTAGATTTTCAATTCGATTATTTAATCTATTACCATCAATATGGTCTACTATCTCTGGTAAATAACCATTAAACATCAAAAATATAATTCTATGATTCCCATAGAGTTTATTATGCACAGTAGTTTGTATATAGCCATCTTTGTTTTGACGGCCACAAGCATCACCAATTTTTACATTGCTTTTATTGCTTGTTTTTTCTTTCCAATACAAAGTGCCATCCTTATATTCAAAATACTTATTTACCAAATCCATTGTTAACATGTAACTCTCCTTAGAAAGTTACATTTTGCCACAAAGGACACCATTTCGCAACAGAGCAATAATCTTCACATCTACGGTATGTAGCAGGACGATGCTCCCAAAACTGGTCTGAGCCAAGTGTAACACCCTCTTGTGACGGATATAGCTTAATAGCACGTTTGCCGCCTTTTTTCATCAAAGCCCATTGTTCCGGTGTAGTCCAACGTTCCTCGTCATTACATACAGGAGGGTCAGACATTTGATGCAGTGCAATACGCTCCTTGATATATGCCTCAGCTTCATCCAATGTCCACATCTTAATAGGCAAGGTCATAATAGGACGTCTTGGATACTCAGGGTTCTTTTGAGCTTCCCTTGGTCGCCAATCTCTAAAGATGGTAGTAATCGTTAACTTATCAACCTCAGTGTTGTTTTTATGCAACAACCAACGCAGCACATTTAATTGTCTTTCCCACTCAATCTTGCCGTTTGAAGAGAATACGGAAGTAACCTTGTAATCAGATAGCGTAGAACCTTCTAAAACGTCGAATGCGCCTCCTAATTTCCAACCTGATACCTCGGCATACACTCGCTCCTCAACTCGTGCCGTACGCCCCTTATAAGCCATTTCTAGCAGGTGATGTACTGAGCTA